TGTGCAAAAGTCTCAAGCTGAGCTATTGTGAGCTTCGGTTTTTGTTCTCCTTGCTGAAGACCAACGTCTTTAATAGCTTCCTTAATCATTTCAGGAATCCTATCTACGACTTGGTCATGCTTCCGCTTCCACTCCCGAGCAACCTGCTCCAATGGAACGCCACGTCCGTCTACATTAGTCTCAGGCTTACCCGCCTGCGGGGTTGTAGACTCAGCACCGTCGGCAACCGACCCTTCTGGTTGACCAGTGACTTGCTCCTGAGCACCCGACTCTGGAGTCTCACCTTCTACGGGTGTATTTTCTTCAGGTGGCGAACCTTCTCCTACGCCGTTTTCATTTTCACCAAACTCTTCTAAATCTTTCATTTCTTCCTTTCTTACTCTTTCTGACCCTCAGAGGGGGATAAGGATTCAATGTTATTATTTAAAAAACTACCTAAGTCAGCCGTCCTATTAAGCCAACCATTTAGGTTCTTCCCAGCACCTTCTGGGTCTTGCTCTGCGAGAATCTTATAATGATTCTCTCTTTCATAGATGAGGTCATTTACTAATTCATCTTCACCATGCTCTGTAATATAGTCTTTTACTTTACCTATGGTCTTATTTCCTATAATGCCATCAGGCTCCGCTCCGACTATACTTTGAAGCATCTTAGTTGATGTTCCAGTTCCTGCGTTTGTGCCAAAGTCCATAACTGCTATTGCAGCATTTTGAGAAGGAATCATATCATAATTAGGTTTCTTATAAAACTCCTCTTCATAAATGTCTAAGGCTTCACCAAACGATATATCTGAAACAGGCTGTTGCTCTAAACCTTGTTGCTCTCTTGAAGCGTCATAGGTGTTTTGGGTAATGCCGTGCATAGATGGGTCAGCTGGGTTATATCCTTGTTCCCATTTAACATTAAACGATAACGCTTTTTTAAACGTTCCGTCTTTTATTTTTGCCAGCGAGTTCTTTATTTCTTTTTTCTGTTCGCTGTTTAATCTTGAGCTGGGCTTTTTCTTCTTGTCTGACATTTTTTTTTACCCTTTTCCTTACGTCCAGATTTGGTTTAGGCTCATTAGCCTTTTTAATAATAATGTCTCTCATTTTATCATTTGCTATTTTGTAATCTGCCACCTTACTGCTCCCAGTCTTTAATCGGAGCGTCTGGGTTTTCTATCACCGTTAATTCATCAGCAGCTACTCTAACTTCACTTGAGTAGTTAGTTTCTAAATCAATGATGTGGTCGCAACCCATTTTAATTCCACGCATCTGATTTAATTTTTTTTCATCAGTAACCGTTTGCCAGTTCTTGTTGATATAATCTCTCTGTTCGGTCATGTCCTTAACGACATTTTTCCAGAGATTACTTTTTTGCATCTCCCCTATAAGACCATTCCTCATGTCTATTCTTTTTCTTAGGTCAGCCTTATAGTCTTCAAGATTCTGACTGGGCACCGATTTGACTTTATTCTTGATAAAGCCTTGATAATCTACTTTAGCCATCTTAATTCCTTCCCGCCGACTGTTCGGCTATTGTTTGTTTTTTTTGCAGTGCCCTTCCTTTTGCATCTGGCTGTATTTTCAACATACCCAAGACCTGAGCCTCTTCTATGTCGGTCAGTTCGCCAGTTTTAAGTAGCTTAACTAAGAGTTCTGGGTTTAAGCCTTGCTCTTGTTGTTGTTGCTGACGCTGTTTCTGAACTTCCGGTGAACCAATATCAGTAACAAACTCTTCCCAGCCCTCTATGTCTAATTCTTGGTAAAATCTTTTATAAGCATTTGATAAGTTCTGCGGGCTTACAACACCAGTAGATAAAGCTATCTGATTAGTAGATGCCTGAAGTATCTGGCTCGCCTTTTGTATTCTTAGCTGCGGGTTAGTATTTTGGTCATTTCCCCTAATTTTAATCTTATACTTACCCTGTATTTCTTCCTTGCCAAGCTTAACATCATAACCAGTAGGAAGTTTCTTATCTGCGAAATATCTAAACGTATATTCGTCAGAACCATACTGGCACCAGAGTTCCCATATCCAATTAAACAATTCTTGGAAACACATAGCGTGAGTATCAGCGTCTAAGGTGGTTATTACCTGAGCACTCTGTTGCTGTAAATCTACCTCGCCTTTAGTTCTTGGCTCTCGTCGGTTAATCATAGACTGAAGTCCGAAGTCTATCTGCCCGACAAGTTCTTCTATCTTTGTCTCAAGAATCATTTGCTCTCTCTCATAAGAATACTCTACATTGGTGTTGTGCATATTCAGAGGAGCGATAACATCTGATATTTTTTCAGTGCCCTTAACCGCTAAGCCCTGTCCAAATATAAACTGCATAAGGTTCGGATTTATCTGATTCTGTTTGTAAGCAAATAAAGGAGCGTTCCTTAAAGTCTGGTTGTCAATTTTCTGCATGTGCTGAACGTCTATTTCCTTAACTATATCTTCAAGTAGCTCAGGAAGACCTCTATGGGAATACCATCTATCATCACAGAGTTCATAATATAATTTAACAAAAGGTTTCTTGCCTGTCCAGAACGGTAAAACTATTTCTCTAAATTTCAAACTGAAATCAGGAGCGATAGTATAAATCTTCTGATTCATAGAACCAGTGCCATCATCTTCCAAAGAACCGTAAGCTTCCCAAATCCTAATCTGCGGGTTGGAGTCCTGTAATCGGGTAATACCTTCTCTGTTGTCTTTGGTTAGTGTTATCTGTTTATCATCAAGGTCATACTTTTTTTGTTTTATAATTTCATCAACGGCTGTTTTATTCCAGCCTTTTTGTTCGGCGTTATTAACTAAGTCAGAAAAAGGAATCCAAAACTCATGAACCAAATGCGGACAGTCCTGCGGGTCAAATCCGCTGGCTGACGGAACAAATATATCTTCAGGAGCACAAAGAGCTACATCAGGGAAATCATAGACAACATCAGCACTTTTTACCTTTATTTCCCTTTTATTGGTGTTTAAAATGACATCTGCTGCCTTTAGGCAGGCTTCTTCGTTCTCTTCTGCCACTTTGTCGTGCATATCAATATCTAATTGATGTATTATAAAAGCGGACACCTCTTCGGGTGTTCTTTCTATGTCAAATAACCATGCCCCTGTTTCTAAAGGAATATCATAAAGGCTGAACGTGTCTTCACGATTTATGATGTTTGTTTTCCAATGTGGCTTCATTACGGTAAAGCCTTTTTCTAACTCTCTATCTATAGCGATAAGAGCCTTAGGCTTTATTTTAATAATATCCATAATAAGGTGGTCAAGGAACATCTCTACCTTATGAGCTTGCTCCCATGTGGTTTCACCCTCAGGCTCTATCTGAACAACAGGTCTTATGCCGAACAAACGCCTCATCATAGATGCCTTGAGCTTCTTAATCTTGGTGTCTAAGGTTGGCATGCGGATATTAGAACAGCCTACAAACGGAAACGTTTTGTCCTTTTTGATTCGCATGCGGAGCCTATGCCACTTATTTTGGTTAGTAATCCACTCGCTTCTGGCGGCATCACCATCATCTGACACCCAGTTCTTTATAGAAGAAACAACCGCTTCAGATTTCCTGAAAGCATCCTCTTTGGCTCTTACTTCTTCGCCTGTCTTGTTTTCCCCTTCAAATAATACACTCATTTATTATACCTCATATCCGTAGTTTGCTTTCCTTATCGCATTATAAGAGGTTGTCTCGTCTGGCATGAGTTCTCCATACCGTCCTCGTTCCTCTTCCTGAAAGTTATCAAAAAATACAGGCTGAATTATCTGCTCTGCATAGGCTAATGTGTCAACAATATCGTCCCATCTGGAAAAACCAACCGTTAAAAGCTCATCTTTGGCTTCTCGGTGCTCTTTTTTAATATAATACTTGCCCGCTTCAAACAAAGGCTGCAACGAAGCGACTATTCGTGCCGTTTTGTTGCGGATAGACTTACCACCCGCTGCCGCAAAGACGTTTTTAAGCTCTTTTACGGGTAAATACATGCCTCGTTCCTGTGAAATGCGGATAAAACTATCAAAAAACTCCTTTTCACGACCCGCTGGGACACCAACCACCGTGATTCTGCCCTTATTCTGCGAAAACATGTTCAGTGCGGCGTTGATAAACTCCAACTGCGGAGCATGGGTGCGTATATAACTGACCAAATACCTGTTGGAGTGCTCATCTATAGCTATTAAGGAAGCAACCTTGTAGTCAGCCTTAGAATCGTCCTTATATGCGGGGTCTATAGTCATCACCATATTCACCTGCGGTGGTAATGTCTCCCAATAACGAATCTGGTTCTCCTTAATAGGTGCGGCTTCGCTGGAAATTGGGTCATTTAGGAACTCACAGGCAAAAGCCCATGTCCCTATCTCCTTCTTACGCTGCTGTAATTTCTCATGAGACCATAAATCGCCCCATAATTCCATGCCAACACGCTCTTCCGCTCCAATA